AGCTTCTTTAGGTACTTCTCCAATTACAAGTGGAGATACTGCTATTTTTAAAGCAGGTACAAATGTTACTTTAGCTTGGGCGGATGATAGTATTACGATAAACTCAACTGACCAATTCACAGGTACTGTAACAGGAACAGGTGAAAATAACAGATTAGCTATTTGGAACGGAAATGCAGCTATAGATTCTGATTCTGATTTTTATGTTGATGGTGATACAATTTTCACTACTAATTTAGAAGCCAGTGGTTTAGTAAGCGCTTTAGGAGGTAACTCTACACAATGGAACACAGCTTATACAGATAGATTGAAATGGGATGGTGGTGTAACTGGATTAGTAGCCGCAACAGGTAGAGCATCTTTAGGGGGTACTACCATTGGGTCAAACATGTTTACTCTTATAAATCCAAGTGCTATTACATTTCCAAGATTTAATGCAAACAATACTGTAAGCGCTTTAAATGCCGCTGATTTTAGAACAGCAATTGGAGCAGGTACAAGTTCTTCAAGTGGTGTAACAAGTGTTATAGCAGGAACCGGATTAACTGGAGGAGGTACAAGCGGAGCAGTTACATTAAATGTAGCAGCTAGTACGTATACTCCTTTTAATGACATAAGATCATTAGGTACAAATGCCTTTACTAATGGGGCCAATTCAGTTATTACTACTGCTCAAGTAATGGCAGAAATAGAGGCTGATGGTGGATTTGATTCATACTCTTCAGTTTTCAAAACATCTTGGAGTTATGCAGGTAATTATAATTTAACAGATGCTGGTTATTTTACAGAAACAGCGGGATCTTCTTGGTTAACATGGACGGATAATTCAAGTGATTCTACTAGGGGTAACATAACAACATTAGCTATAGCACCAAATACAGGTGGTTCAGCTGGAGGAGTTTTTATATATAATGATCAAGGGGCAGGCTATTCTCCAGGATGGAGACAAGTTTGGACCAGTACTACTGACGGGGCTGGTTCAGGTCTTGATGCTGATAAGTTAGACGGTCTTGAAGGTTCGGCTTATTATCTTGATAGTAATCCTGATAGTTTCACCTCTAACGTAGGTACCGTAACAGGAACAGGTACTACAAACTATTTACCTAAATTTACAGGAACTACTGCTTTAGGGAATAGCTTAGTTTATGATAATGGAACTAACGTTGGCATTGGGACGACTAGTCCTTTCGGTAAGTTAGATGTTGCTGGAAATATAAGACTTCAAAGCGCTAACCGAATTTATTTTGGAGGAACAGGTTCAATACCTTATTGGAACGTAGGAGTTCAAAATACTACTACTAATAATTTTGAAATAGGAGGTCAATCTTATTACTCAGGCGTCAGACATATATTATTAAACCCCGTTAATAACGGTAAAGTCGGGATCGGGACCACGAGTCCTAATGCTAAATTAGAAATAAAAGGCACCGGAACCGGAGACAACACCCCCCAACTTATAATTGAGTCCGGCGGGACAGACAACAACTCTATAATACATTTTACAGATGATGGAGGTGGTCAGGTAAATGCAATTGGGGCCTTAGAGGGAAATATGTTGACTTTTGCAGGTTCTACATCTTTAATATTTAAAACAAATACAGGTAGTATTCTGGGTAACACCAATACTAGGTTGACCATAAACAGCTCAGGTGCTGTTTTTACATTACCGGTAGCTGGATCTTCATTTGTAAAAACTGGAGGAACATCTACTCAATTTTTGAAAGCGGATGGTTCTACAGATGCTAGAACTTTTCTAGTTAATGAGTCTGTATTGTATCACGAACACATAGCATTAAGTAACGAGACCACAGATTTAACTACAGGGACATCTAAAGTTACATTTAGAGCTCCTCGATCAATACTAGTAACAGGATTTAGAATAAGTTGTAATACGGCTCCAACTGGATCTACGATAATAGTAGATGTAAATAAAGGAGGAGTATCTATGTTATCTACTAAGCTGTCAATTGATGTTAGTGAAAAAACTAGTGTGACAGCCTCTTCTCAATCTGTTTTGATTACGGCATCCGCAGCTAATGCCGTTGATGATGACGTAGAAATAACTATTGACATTGATCAAGTTGGAAGCACAATAGCTGGAAAAGGATTAAAATTGATAATGTATTATACATTAGACCCACTTCTTTAAAATTAACAAATAAATAAATTATGATAAATTCATTCATGTTCGCAGCAGCATTAACTTCTTTCTCATCGAGTGTGGGGAGTACTAGTCAAGGAACAACCTGCACTCAAACATTAAACCAAACATACTACCACAATGGGGCAAATACATTACCAGACGTGGGAGATACGGTCTACAGTGATTTAGCTGGAACTTCACCACTCTCTACAAATCACTATAGAAACAATTCTAGTGGTACTTTTAGAATTGAAGCCCCATCGTTTGGAAATCCCCAAACCGGGGTAGTGATATCTACATCTTTATGTTAAGTATATTAGATACATCATATAAAGGCATAGTAAATAAAATAACTTGGAATATTGAAATATATTTAACATATTCAATTCACATAAAGAATTAACAAGATTTTAATAGTATTAAATTTTAACCACACACAAAAACAATAAATAAAACATGATTACTTACAAATGGACCATAAACGCATTAGATTGTAAAATAGATGAAGAGGGACTAGAAAATATCGTCCAAACAATCCACTGGAGATATAGTGGAACAGACGAAAATAGTTTATCCGCTGAAATATACGGAGCACAATCTGTTGGAACACCTAATCCTGAAGATTTTACACCTTTTACTGAACTTACTGAAGAGCAAGTAACAGGATGGTTGGAAGGTCAATTGGATATGGAATCAATGCAAGAAAATATTTCAAATCAAATTACAATTAAAGTAACTCCTGTAAATGTAGTATTACCTACTCCTTGGAATACACTTGTAGAAGAAACTTTATAAAATAATTTGGAATATTGAAATATATTTAGTATATTCAATCCACAGAAAAAATAATCAAATTTAAAACAAAATGGAAACAACAAATTTAACAGAAAAAGAATTACAAGAGTTAAAAGACATCCAAGTTAATTCGAATCAAATTACCATGTCATTAGGACAGGTAGAAGTTCAAAAAGCTATCTTAGAAGGTCAAAAAAATGATTTACTTAACAAACTCGCAGATTTACAAGAATCCCAAAACAAGTTAGGTAAAGATCTACAAGAAAAATACGGTATTGGTAATATAAATATTGAAACTGGGGAATTTACCAAAGTAGAATAGTTTTTTAAGCTCTTGTGTCATATTTATAATAAACAAAAACAAAACTTTAATCATATTATAAAATGGCAGAAACTTTATTATCTCCAGGCGTTTTAGCAAGGGAAAATGACAAATCCCAGATTACACAAGGTCCAGTAGAAGTTGGAGCAGCAATTATTGGTCCAACTTCTAGAGGTCCCGTTGAAATCCCAACTATTGTTACTTCATACAGCCAGTATACATCTGTATTTGGTACTACTGTAGAAAGTGGATCAAACGTGTATTCTTATCTAACTTCGATTGCAGCAAACAACTACTTCCAAAATGGGGGTAATTCATTATTAGTAACCAGAGTAACTTCAGGTTCATTCTCACCTGCAACATCTACTACCATATCTAATGGTGAGGCTGTTGAGGCATTTGCATTAGAAACTATATCTGAGGGTATTATTATGAATAGTACTAGCACGGAATCTGCAAATGGTTCTTTAGAATTAGGTTCAGCAGATAATATTAGATGGGAAATTGCTTCATCAAATGCAAAATCCGGAACTTTTAGTTTATTAATCCGTAGAGGAAACGATAACAACAAACAAAAATCAGTATTAGAATCTTACAACAACCTATCATTAGACCCTTATTCCTCAAATTATATTTCAAAAGTAATTGGAGATATGGATCAAACCTTAAAAACAGATGATGGGTATTACATCCAAGAAGTAGGTTCATACCCTAATGCCTCTAGATATGTAAGAGTAAAATCTGTAAATAAACCAACTCCTAATTACTTTGATAATGATGGTACTGTAAAAGATACGTACATTGACTTCATGCCAGCTATAGCTTCAGGTTCATTTGAAGGTGCTGCTGGTTCCAATGAAACTACTAACAGTGGTGGAAATCAATTTTATACTTCTATTAGTAATATAGATACTCAAGGTTTAGTAGGATCAGATTACGATAAGGCTATTGCATTACTTTCAAATGTTGATGATTATAAGTTTAACATAATCTCAGTACCGGGTTTGATAAGTAAATTACCAAACCACGCTACCCAAATCACAAACTTAGTTAATAATAGTATTAGTAGGGGAGATAATATCTCAATAATAGATTTAACGGTTTATGATGCTGTGTCTTCTCAGGCTATTACTGCCGCTTCGGGATTTGATAATAGTTACGCTGCTACATATTGGCCATGGGTTCAGACAGTTGACCCAAATACAGGCCAATTACAATTCGTCCCAGCATCAACTATGATTCCTGGAGTATACGCATACACTGACGCAACAAGTGAACCTTGGTTCGCACCTGCAGGTGTTACAAGAGGTGGTTTAGGTCAGGTAGTTAGAGCTGCAAAGAAAATTACAGCGGGACAAAGAGATGCTTTATACGGGGCTAATGTAAACCCAATAGCCACATTCCCAGGAACTGGGGTGGTAGTATTTGGACAGAAAACTCTACAGAAAAGGTCTAGTGCTTTAGATAGAGTAAACGTAAGAAGATTGTTAATTTCTTTGAAATCATATATTTCTCAAGTTGCGGATACTTTAGTATTTGAACAAAACACTCTTGCAACCCGAAATAATTTCTTATCTCAAGTTAACCCATATTTAGAAAGTGTTCAACAACGTCAAGGTTTATATACTTTTAAAGTGGTAATGGATGATACAAATAATACCGCCGATGTTATTGATAGAAATGAATTATTAGGTCAAATATTCATTCAGCCAACTAAAACAGCTGAATTCATTATATTAGACTTTAATGTGTTACCAACGGGAGCAACATTCCCTTCATAAGATCTAACTTTAATATATTTATAACAAAATAAAAACATATAAAAAATGGCAGTATTAGACCCAAACGAAATATTTTATACCTCCTTCGAACCTAAACAAAAGAATAGGTTTATAATGTACATGGATGGTTTTCCATCATACATTGTAAAAGGAATGGGAGCCGTAACTTTAACCCAAGGAACCGTAGCTCTTAACCATATTAACGTTGAAAGATATGTAAAAGGTAAAACTAAATGGGGAACTATCCAGTTCACATTGTTTGACCCAATCACACCTTCAGGTGCACAATCAGTAATGGAATGGGTAAGATTACATCACGAATCTGTAACTGGTAGAGATGGTTATAGTGATTTCTATAAAAAAGATTTAACATTTAACGTGTTAGGTCCTGTAGGAGATGTAGTATCAGAATGGATCATCAAAGGAGCATTAATTACAGATGCTAGTTTTGGAGAGTATAACTGGGATACTGAAAATGCTGCTCAAGAAATTACAATGACAGTTCAACCTGATTATTGCGTGTTAAATTTCTAAAATTATACTTACAATTAATCTTAAATTGGCTTGGCTTTATAGCCAAGCCTTTTTATATTTAACAAATGATAAAACTACTAGACATACTCGAAAATAAAATATTAGTACCTCGTCGTTCTGCTGAAGAACGTGCTAATAATTTTTTAATTGCTACCCAAAAAAAAATACAACAATATATTAAAAATGGAGGAAAAGGAGAACTAGACCTATCAAATTCACCTATAACCTCTCTACCTAATAATTTACAAGTAGGAGGAGGTTTAGTTTTACGAAATACTAAAATAACTTCTCTACCTGATAATTTAAAAGTAGGAGGAGATTTATGGGTATCTAATACCCCAATTACCTCTCTACCTGATAATTTAAAAGTAGGAGGATATTTATGGGTAGCTAATACCCCAATTACCTCTCTACCTTATAATTTAAAAGTAGGAGGAGATTTATGGGTAGATAATACCCCAATTACCTCTCTACCTGATAATTTAAAAGTAGGAGGATATTTAGGGGTAGCTAATACCCCAATTACCTCTCTACCTGATAATTTAGAAGTAGGAGGTTATCTTTATTTAAATGATACCTCAATAACCACCCTACCTCAAGGTTTAAAAGTAGGAGGTTATCTTAATTTAAGAAATACCCCCATTTCTAAAAAATACTCTAAAGAAGAAATCAAAAAAATGGTACCTGGAGTAAAAGGAAATATCTTTATTTAAAAAA